GGCGACCACAAACCTTCTTGGAAAGACCCTACAGAACTTGTACCAGTAAGGAATCGTTGTCAATTCAGTTGGTATTGTGATGGTAAATCAGATGAACCCTATGATTCCGATTCCTGGAGAGAAGCGGTCTTAATTTCAATTCAGTTAATTAATGACGGAAGATATCGTGGATTGACTGAAGGTGCAACTCATTATCATGCAGATTGGGTTGAACCATATTGGGCGCCAACATTACAACAAGTTGGTTCTATAGGCAGTCATGTATTCTATCGTGCAGAAATGAATAAATAACTCTATACAATTTATTATGGAGTACATTATGAAATTCGCAGGAGTGGACTATAGTTTATCAAGTCCTGCTATTTGTGTTCATATAGGTGAGGAATGGAGTTACGATAACTGTACCTTTTATTACTATGTAAAGCAAAAGAAATTGCTACAAGGTGAAAAAGGACAATATGTAGCAACTTTATATCCTGACAATTGGACAACCGACCAGGAACGTTATGATATATTAGGTTCTTGGTCTTTAGAGAAAGTTCTTGATGCAGACTTCGTTGGTATTGAAGGATACGCATTTGGAGCAGTCGGACGAGTATTTCAGATTGCTGAAAATGCAGGTTTGTTTAAACACAAGCTTTATGAAGAGGAAAGAAAGTTTGGAGTATTTGCACCAACGGTGATTAAAAAGTTCGCAAGTGGTAAAGGAAACGCAAATAAGGAAAGAATGATTGAAGCGTTTGAAGAAGAAGTTTCTATTGACATTCGCGAAAAATGTGGTATAATAAACAAATCATGGAATCCAATTACTGATATCGTAGATGCCTATTATATTTGTAAGTATGGATTCTATCAAGAAAACGGTATAACAGATGATAGTAATATTTAACGGACCCCCGGCTTCTGGGAAAGATGAAGCAGCAAGCCTCTATAAAGAGATGTTTGGTTTTGGAAACCTGTCTTTCAAGTATCAACTATTTAAAGAAACATGTAAACATTTTGAAGTTGACGAAAGATGGTTTATGCAAGGTTACGATGACAGAGAACAGAAAGAAAAGAAAGAACTTGCATTAGAAAACAGATCTCGTAGAGAAGCAATGATTTATGTATCGGAGGATATTATCAAACCAAAGAAAGGTTTGGATTACTTCGGTCAATTAGTCGCTGAAGAAATTGAAGAAGGAAAACATTACGCAATCGCTGATGGCGGTTTCGTTGAAGAGCTTGAACCTTTAATTGAAAAGGTAGGCTCTGAAAATATTGTCATTGTTCAATTAACAAGAGAAGGTTACGATTACTCTACGGATAGTCGTAGATATTTTAACGGTAATCTAATTAAAGAGTACTGTATTAATTTTGAGACAAAAATTGACAAAGCATATGTCCTTAATGAAGAAATGGATATTAAGACATATAGAGTACACAACAATGGAGCGGTAAGGAATTTCCACGCAACATTAATTGAGATACACAAAGAACTTGAAGAGGATTATAATCTCTCACAAAAATAATGGAGTAAAATATGAGTTGCATTTATAAAGGCGTAGTGATTGAGTCTGAGCAGTCCGTCAATTCAAAAGGCGGAACTGAAATGATGAGACAACGCTTAATTGATAATATTGGTGAAGAAGTACTCGAGAAGGTAGCAGTACATTTATCAAGACCAAGAGAAGTATACGATGATGTACCAAATATTCTTTGGTGTCATGACCTAGCAGAAGATCCTGAAAATCAAATCCTAGTTAACGGTGGTTGGCAAAAGTTTGCACATTTTGTTTTTGTGTCAGCTTGGCAGCGTGACCAATATGTTATCAGATATGGTATTCCTTATAGTATTTGTTCTGTAATTCACAATGCAGTTGAAGTTAAGTATGATCCTGTAGAAAAGGATATGGAAACTATTCGTTTTGTATATCATACAACTCCGCATCGTGGTTTGGAATTGCTTGTACCAATTTTTGAATCGTTAGTGAAAGAATTTGATAACATTCATCTTGATGTATTCTCAGGCTTTGACATTTACGGTTGGGAACAACGTAACGAAGCATATAAGCCTTTATTTGAAAGAATTGAAGAACATCCAAATATGACTTTCCACGGAGTTAAACCTAATGAGGAAGTCATTGAAGCATTAAAGAAATCGCATATTTTCCTTTATCCTAATATATGGAAAGAGACATCCTGTATCGCATTACTTGAAGCAATCAAATCGCAAATGATTTGTATTCATCCAAATTATGGTGCTTTACCAGAGACAGCAGCAAATGCAACAATTATGTATGATTGGAATGAAGATATGAATGGTCATGCAAATTACGCATTCTCTGTCACTAAACAAATTCTAACTCAGATGAAGAACGATCCTAATTACTTTAAAGGATTTACATTCTCTGATAGATACAACTTGGCAAGAAATAGTATTGCCTCATTCGCCACTATGTGGAACAGTCTTTTAAGGAACATTGGAGATGCCTACCAACAACAAGGATAACTTAATTCAGTTTCCAAACATTCATTCTAATCCACCGATTGACCAAATCAGTGTCCAAGAAAGAATTAAAGAATACAAAGAAAGTTATTCTACAGAATTAGCCGAAATCATTTGGGAGAATGTATTAGGCGAAATGGCAAGAGCAGGTTGCGACTTTGACGAAAATATGGACAAATACTTTCCGTCTATGATTCTTATCTTTGAAGCAATCCGTTCCCTACATTTACAAACAATGAATGAAGAACATCAATTACAGCCTTTTGCTGAAAATAATGTAGTGATACTTGATACAACTCCGGATAGGCTATCTGGAGGATTAAAGAAAAATTTAGAAGAAACCATTGACATTGACGAAGATTTAGATTAAAATGGTCTATTGAAATAATAAATTTGGATAAATTATGATATTAGTTGACTATAACCAAGTAATGCTTGCATCTTTATTCGCAGGCATTGGTAACCATACAAATGTCGAGCTTGATGAAAATCTGCTTAGGCATATGTTCTTAAATTCTATACGGTTCAATCGTAAAAAGTTTTCTGGTGAATACGGAGAGATTGTTCTCTGTTGTGATAATACAAACGTTTGGAGAAAAGATTACTTTCCATATTACAAAGCAAATCGTAAAAAGAATCGAGACGAATCAGAACTTGATTGGAATATGCTATTTGATGTAATTCATGAAATCCGTAGAGAGATTGAAGAATTCTTTCCTTATAAAGTATTATACGTTGACCGTTGTGAAGCAGACGATATTATTGCTACACTGGTCGAAGAACATGGTACTGAACTTAACACAGGTGGAGAAAAGATTCTGATTCTTTCAGGAGATAAGGATTTTATTCAATTACATAAGTATGCGAATGTTGACCAATACAACCCTGTGTTGAAGAAATGGATAAGACATGCAGATCCTAATAAATATTTACAGGAACATGTATTAAAAGGTGATGTTGGTGACGGCATTCCAAATATTCTTTCTGCTGACAATTGTTTAGCAATCGGTGAAAGACAAAAGCCGATGACAAAGAAAAGGATTGAAACGTTCACAAGTACACCTGACCAAATGGATGAAGAAACTAAGTTAAGGTTCAATCGTAATAAGCAAATGATTGACCTATCTCAGATTCCTCAGCAGTATAAAGATATTATACTGAATGAATATAATAACCAAGAAGAAGTTGGACGATCTCAATTGTTTAACTACTTCGTCAAGAAAAAGTTGAAAAACTTGATTGGAGATTTACAGGATTTTTAATTATGATTAGAGATGCAGTTTGCGATATCATTGACCTCGCAAGAAAAGAAAAAAGTGTAAAAGGCAAAGTTGCTGTTTTACAGAAATTTGAGTCAGTACCATTAAAAGGTGTACTTCGTTTAATTTACGATGACAACATTGAATTTATGGTACCCGACAGCAAACCCCCATATAAAGAAAATAATCTTATTGACCTTGATACTATGTTGTATCGAGAAGCAAGGCGTTTGAGAATTTTCTTCAAAGGCGGAGGTTACGATAACCTCAACCAAATGAGACGTGAAACATTGTTTATTCAATTGCTCGAAGACCTTTACCCAGGAGAT